TCCAGGGCTGATTGGGTCTAAGGGGTGCGAACAGGCTATCTACGATGGTGTATCAGTTACTGTGAATGGAATCGAAGCTAGCGGATGGAGATGGACTGCTAAGTTAAACGAGCGGATTGTCATCTTGATGAGTCTGTATCCGATCCTCAAGTTCCAATCCAAAAACAGTTCAAAGCTACTAGAAATCGCACAAGAATTAATCAGAACTAAGGGAGAGTAATCATGCCAGTATTTATAGGTGATGAATTGTATTTGACGAGTCCAGAAGCCCAATTAGTTATGGGTGTAAAGGCTGGGCTGATTGCTCATTATTTCTACCGAAATGAATTTCGTGGAGTAATAGACATGAGCGATCAGAAGCCTTTGATGGAAGCTATCAGATTAGTTGGTATCGAAATCGATCCAGCCGATTTAAAAAAGTTTAGAGATAAAAGCAAGTCTCATTTTCTTGTGCCAATGTCTTCGGTTCTAGATAAGATGATGAGGCGGGAAACAAGGAAGATTACAGCAAAAGAAAAGAAGCTTGCTGCTACTTTAAAGAGAGAGCAAAAGGCTAAAGAGCGTGAATTGATTGACGAAAAGATTAGAGCAGCAGTATTAGAGCAAATTAACAATAGAAAAGAAATGGAAGGTGTATCCAATGGCAATTAAAGTAGGCGATCAGACATATGTAACAGCAAGAGAAGCAGCAAAAATAATCGGTGTGAACAGAGTTCGCATTGGTTATTTCCTGATGCGAGGCAAGCTTGATGGAGTTATCGACCTTGATGATTCATCAATCATATCTGAGTACATTGATCAGCATGAAAGTCCGCTGGAAGAAAAGAATAACAAGACATTCCTGATTCCGTTAGAGTCAGTCATTAAAAAACGATTGGAAGTAAAGGGGAAGAAAAATGCATAATCTTCGTTGGACACATTTCGGTGGCAATAATGGTGATGATCTCCCGCCTAAAAAGCCAGGGGAAAAACTTCTTACAATGCTTATTGCTATTCCGATATACATCTGCGTTATCTCAGGAACATGGCTTTTAGCATGGCACTTAGTTCGTCTTCTTATAGATACGATGAAAGGGTTTATAAATGGATAGTAAATACTTTATGAAAGATCCATCTGTAATTTCTTTTAGCGGTGGAAGAACATCTGGATTTATGTTGGCTAAAGTTTTGGAAGCACATGGGGGGGAGCTTCCTGATCACATAAAGGTTGTTTTTTGCAACACAGGTCTGGAGCATCCAAAGACTTTAGATTTTGTTCAAAAGTGTTCTGAAGAATGGAAGATAGATATAACTTGGCTGGAGTATGTTGGTAGAAAAATAGATCCAAGATATAAAGTAACTAATCATAAAGATGCTTCAAGAAACGGAGAACCATTTGGAATTCTTATTGACGAGAGGCAGTATCTTCCTAATCCGGTTGCCAGGTTTTGTACTGTCGAATTAAAAATAAGATTGCTGGATCGATATATGAAAGATGTTTACGGCAAACTGTTTCATAAGCATAATCAACTTATTGGATTGCGATACGATGAGCCAAGAAGGGTTGCTAACATAAAGAAAAATACCAGAAGAAATCCAGCGTTAACACCTATGTTTGATGCTCGGCACACCTTGCCTGATGTAATGTCTTTCTGGAATAAACAATCGTTTGATTTAGGAATTCCTCAACACCAAGGTAATTGTCAGGGTTGCTTTTTAAAGTCTCGATATCGATTAGATTTAGTTGCTAAAGAAACTCCCGAAGCTTTAGACTGGTGGATAGAGCAAGAGAAAAAAATGATTGGTAGTGCTGTAGCTAGGCAGCACACTTTTAGAAAAGATCGACCAAGCTATGAAAATGTAATGAAACAATCTAGAATGCAGCTTCCAATGTTTCCAGATTTTGATGATACTGTTTCGTGCAACTGTACTGATTGAAAGGTTTATAAATGGATAGATATTTACTGTCTGAATTCTTTTCCCGCTGCACCGAACACATCGTTCAGCGGTCTAGCCAGTATGATGCTCCAGAGCTAAATTTAAAGCGGATTGCTGATGCGTGGACTAACTTCTTAAAGCGGGAAGTTACCGCCTACGAGGTAGCTGTAATGATGGCCATGTTAAAACTTTGCAGACTTTCTCAGGGGTATCACCAGGATACCCTTGAAGATGCTGCTGCTTATATTGCGATAGCAGAACTTCTTAAGGGTACTGAAGAAGGAGAATCTAATGAATCTTAATGTAATTGAACCTAAGAAATTTGCATTTGCAGATGGCCACATATTTAAAACGATAAATGGCGAAGGTGCAATGCTTGGAGTCACCAACATATTTTTTAGACTAGCTGGTTGTTCTGTTGGTTGTAAAGGTTGTGACACAAGATACAATCACGATAAAATCGAGCTTTCGATTGAAGAGATATTGCACAAAATAACAACAGAGGAAAACAAAAATGTTGAGTGGATTTGGATAACTGGAGGCGAGCCTACGGATCAAGACCTTTGGTTGTTAATCAAAGAAATTAAAAAGTATTTTCCAAACCAAAAGTTTGCAGTAGCTACATCTGGAATAAGAGCTATGTCTCAGGTTGCATTTGATTTCATTTCTGTATCGCCTCATAGTAATCCTAGCAATTTACGCATTCACAGGGGTGATCAGATAAACTTGGTTTCTTCATTGGGTGGACTTTGCTTGGATGATTGGGTTGACTACAATTTTTCTGGATTTCAACATAAATGGGTAACACCAGTTTATTCAAGTGATAAAGATTCCATGAATGAATCTTTGTGCGAATGCATCAAATGGATTGGAGCTAATCCTGATTTTAAACTTGGTATTCAAGCACATAAAGTATGGGGTATCAAATGAAGTTGCTGATTGACACAAGCCCTGCATCTATGGTCGAGTTGATCAAAGAGGATTTAGTTCTTGGCCAATTGATAACACCATTGACTGGATATTCTGATGCGGGTTTACCATATGGAATAGACAATGGTGCATTCACAAGGTTTAATAAAAAGGAATTTACACGAATTTTAACCCGCCAAGATAATGCAATGGATAGATGCCTATTTGTTGCGATACCTGACATAGTTGGTAATGCTCGTAGAACTTTAGAAATATGGAGAAATAGGTATAACCTGTGTCCTCCTAAGTGGCCTATGGCATTGGTTGCCCAAGATGGTATTGAAGACTTGGATATACCTTGGGAAGAAATGAAAGCGATATTTATCGGTGGCACAACATTATGGAAAGACTCAAAGTGTGTAGTTGATATTGTTAAGACTGCTAAAACACTTGGCCTTCATGTTCATGTTGGTAGAGTTAATACACTTCCAAGGTATAAACACTTTGCTGCACTTGGTGCTGATACCTGTGATGGATCTGGAATTGCAAGGTTCTCACATATGTTGAAGGAATTAAAAGAAGGTCTTGAGGCTCAACCTGTTCCAGAGTTGTTTGACAATATACCTCAAGAAGATTTGGTATGATACCGCATGGCGAATGGCTTGTTTTATAGGCTTTTGGCCTTTGCTCACGAAACAGATTTCGTGATCAAATTTTGCCGTGATTCATTTTCGTTGCCCAACTTGGGAAAAGAGGGTCTTAAGGTTTTTGATCAACCTCTTTGTATCAACTACATCAAACACTTCTGATCTAATCTTTTTCCCATGACTGTGTACATAAGCTAACATGAATGTTTCCCATGATCTTTGACATGGGTTTGAATAAATTAACTTTGCAGTTGGTGCTGACATCAAGTGTTCGTTGAACCTGGAATCCATTCTTGATGTGAATCCAGCTTTGATTCTTCCTTTAGAAAACTCTGGAATCAAAAGAATCAGGTAGAAAAATCCTTTGTCAGACATCTTGCTTTCAACTTCTTCATCCACCTTGTTTACAGACAGTCGCTTACGAAGAATTTCCTTAAATTTGCTGTATTCTTTCGCATCCATAACGCTAGAGAAATGCCCTTTGTTTGTTTTCATCCGTCTTAATGGTTTGATTTTCTTTTGATACACTAAGGTTTCTATGTTCCTCCTGACAGTTGTATATGATAAATC